GTAGAATTCGAAATTCCAGAAGAACCAATTAATCTCCCAACGACACCAGTAGATCCTGCTCCAGAAATACCTGATCCTTCTGATCCTGAAGAGGATGATCCTGAAGAGGATGAGCCAGAAGATCCAGTTGATCCAGAGGAACCTGAAGAGCCAGAGGAACCTGAAGATCCAGTTGATCCAGAGGAACCTGAAGATCCAGTTGATCCAGAGGAACCTGAAGATCCAGTTGATCCTGAAGATCCCGAAGAGGATGATCCTGATCCTATCGTTGAAGTAGCAATTGAACGATGGACTGAGATTGAATATGGCGACGAGGTTGTAGCGGTAACAGATGGTGTTCAAAGAGAAGTCAATAGAACTGTTGTAACTGAAACTGTTCGTACAGAAGATGATGAAAATAATCGTTGGGTTGACACAACTACGACAACGACGACAATTTATTATGAGATGGATACTACTACTATAACAGATATTCCATGGACTTCTACTACATACGAAAAGACTATTACAACAACTACATATCCAGATGGTACTGTAACTATCGAAGAAACTGATCCCGTTATTGTAGAAACTGACAGTGGTGTTGATAGCACTACTATTGAAAAGACTACAACATGGGAAGAAGTTATTGTTGATACTGATGTCGCTTACGAGTCCTATCCAGAAGATCCTGATGATGACGATGATGATCAGGATGACGATGATGGCAACGGTAATGGTAACAACGGTTGGGGCAACGGCGATGACGATGCACCAGGAAATAGTGAAGATAATAACGGAGCTGAAAACGAAGGCGGTAATGATGACAACACCGACGATGCACCAGGAAACAGCGGAAGCAACGGAAATCAAGGAGATGGAGGAGACAACGCTGCTGGTGGAGGGCACAGCGGAGGAGGCTCTGGCGATAATTCTGGCGGTGGTAATGACGGTAATAATGGTAATGGCGGTGGCAATGGTAACGGTGGAGGAAATGGTAATGGAGGTAAAGGCAATGGCGGCGTCGGCAACGATGGATACACAGCGTCATTGAATCCAGATGACTTGCTTAACGATGGATCTAACGATCTATTTGGAGGTAGCAATGGATATGCACCACCAAGTGGAGAATCTGTTGTTATAATTGATTCACCATCATACAAAGATGATTTAATTGATAATAATTTCGACTTTTGATCGTAATATTGTATAAATAATTGAGCATAGAAAGGCAGGGTAATACCTGCCTTTCGTGCATTTGGGAGTTTGAATTATTTCCGTTTTATTACCATAGGAAGCACAATGAAAAACCTAGTCTTACTTTTATCGTTGCTCGCCACTTCTGCTTTTGCTGATAATCCAGAGTTTTACGAATACAATAATAAAATAACGCATGAAAATCATTACATGACATATCGCACAACAAGCGAAGATAGCTGGCACGTTGAGTACGGACATAAGTTTGATTGGTTAGACGTAACATATCGTTATGCTGATTTAATAATCACAAAAGAAAAACGAATTAAGTTTACTGTACCCATGTTCAAATACGGCAGCGATTTTGGAGATATATCTCTAAAAGCAAGAATGGAATATCGTAGTTTTGATAACAAAGAAGATCATTGGCGCTATCGTTTCATTGCTGGATACAAATACGACTTCAATGATCATGTTCAAGCATGGATGACATTACAGCCACGCTGGGCATTTAAAGATCAGCAAACTAAGTTTGATAGCCGCGACCAGATAGGAATAAAATTCTCTTACGAAAACATTAGTATATCGCCCTTTGCTGAAAGATATACGAATGGTGAAATTAGTAATCACACAATAAACATTTTTGGCACTTATTTGACTATTGACATGTGACCTGTAATTATGTAATATATAAATATAAATGACAGGAGCGAATGGGATTGTTCCTGTCATCCTCTACGCCGATTATCGGGTAGAGTATTACAACAACCTTGCTTAATATTAGGAGGCACGACTATGGTTTCTAAAACCTTTTCTTTCCCACATTCAAACTTCATTGGCTTTGATCATCTCTGGAATGAGATTGAAAGATTATCACTGCATAGCGATCAATCGTTTCCAAAACACAATGTAGTTAAAAATAGCGAAACAGAATTTGCAATTGAACTTGCGCTTGCTGGTTATCGCAAAGAAGACATTACGGTTGAACTCAAAGAAGGAATTCTCGTAGTATCAGGCGATCAGTCAAAAGACGATAAGGTCGAGTATCTACACAAAGGAATTTCAACAAAGAAATTCACCCGTAGTTTTAGACTCTCAGAACATGTTGTAGTAGATGGAGCTGACTTTGTGGATGGGCTACTGGTCATTGATTTGAAAGTAGTGATCCCAGAAGAGAAGCGTCCTCGCATTATCCCGATCGGTGGAGATAAACAACTACTGCTAGAGGACTAAAATGAAAACTGTTGATAAAGCAATATCTGCAGAAAGTATTGTGGCGTATATTGTACTTGGTACAACGCTTGCAAGCATAATGCAGATACTCTAAAACAGGGGAGCGTAATGCTCCCCTTCTTGCTTTTCCTAATCTAAAAAGGTATAATATTATTTTGATTTTGATATTGGAGTTTATGTGAGATTTTATACTACAGTTTCCCGTATTGGTAATGGTATCGTCTATAGAGGATATGAGAATGGGAAGCGAGTAAAAGAACGAATACCCTTTGAGCCAACACTTTATGTGCTTTCGAAAGAACCATCTAGATGGAAAACTCTTGATGGTAGAAATACTGCTCCGATGAAATTTGAAAGCATGGCAGAAGCTGGCGACTTTCAAAAGCAGTATGATAATATCCCTAATTTTGAAATCTATGGTACTAACAATTTTGTATCTCAATATATCTACCAAGAGTTTCCCAAAGAAATAGAATTTGAACGCGACATAATCAAAGTTGCTTCTCTTGATATTGAGGTTGCTTCTGATGATGGGTTTCCTGAACCCGAAGAAGCAAGTAAAGAAGTAATTTCAATATGTTTGAAGTTCAATACTGATACTGTTTATTATGTTTGGGGTCTTGGTGATTATGACTCCAGTAATTCTATTGTTGGCGAGGAAAATGTTCGGTTTATAAAATGCGATGGTGAAGTAGATCTATTGTTGAAGTTTCTTCAATTCTGGAATGGTAAAGATACTTCACCAGATGTTGTAACAGGCTGGAACAGTCGACTGTTTGATATTCCATATCTCGTCAATCGTGTTAGAAATATCATTGGCGCAGATACTGTTAAGAAGTTTTCGCCATGGGGTGTTGTTCGAGAGAAACAGTTTGGTATGAACGGTCGAACAATGCAAGCATATGAGATCGTTGGCATTGAGCAACTAGATTATTATGACTTATTCCAGAAGTTTGGTGTTTATTCATATGGTGTACAAGAATCATATAAATTAGATCATATCGCAAATGTTGTTCTTGGCGAGAAGAAACTATCATATGAAGAGCATGGTAATCTGTTTACGTTGTATCGAAATGATTACCAGAAGTTTATTGACTACAACATCAAAGACGTTCAGCTGGTTGAACGTATTGAAGATAAGATGGGATTGATTACTCTGGCCATGACTATGGCTTACAAATCAGGTAGCAATTATACTGATTCGTTTGGTACAACAACTCTTTGGGATACCTACATTTATCGAGAATTGAGTAATAGGGAACTGGTTGTTCCACCAAAGAAAGAAACTAACAAAGACGAACTTCCAGGAGGTTATGTTAAGACTCCTCAAATTGGTAGGCATGAATGGGTTGTGTCTTTTGATTTAAACAGTCTATATCCTCATCTCATGTTACAATATAATATGTCGCCAGAGACAATCAAAGAAGAACGTACTCTTGGCGTGCATGTACAAAATTGTTTAAATCGCACTAAACCAGAATCCGTTCTCCCAGATTGTTGCGTGGCAGCAAATGGTGTTCACTTTTCTAAAGAGAAAAGAGGTGTTATCCCAACAATCATTGATCAGTTGTATGGTGAACGATCGGCAATTAAGAAAGAGATGTTGGCAACCAAGCAACAGATGGAACATGAGGGTAAATCTTATGCCCTTGAGAAAAAAGAGACTACGCTAGATACTCAACAAATGGCAATCAAAATCATGATGAATTCCCTCTACGGTGCAATGGGGAATCGATGGTTTAGATACTATGATATTCGTATGGCAGAAGCAATTACAACTTCTGGTCAATTGTCTATTTTGTGGGCAGAGAAAACTGTTAATGATTACATGAACAAAATCATGGAGACTGAAAATGAAGACTATGTTATTGCTATTGATACTGACTCAGTTTATATTAACTTTGGTCCTCTTGTCAGTAAGCTCAAAATTGTGGACAAACATAAAGCAGTTCGAGTCATCGATCAAATCGCTCAAGAAAAATTTGAACCACTCCTCGAAAGATCATACAAAGAATTAGCCAAATACATGAATGCATATGGCAACAAGATGGTTATGAAACGAGAGGGTATTTCAGATGCAGGTATTTGGACTGCCAAGAAACGATACATCTTGAATGTCTATAATAATGAAGGTGTGCAATACAAGATACCAAAGCTGAAAATTATGGGCATTGAGGCAGTGAAGTCTTCAACACCAAGTGCATGCCGTGAAGCATTGAAAGAATTGTTCAAGGTTATGATTGTGGGTTCTGAATCGCAGACACAAAAAGCAATTCAGCATTTCAAAAGTTATTTCAAAACTCTGCCAGCCCATGAAGTAGCATTCCCTAGAGGCGTGTCAAATATCAGTGGCTGGAAAGACCGCAAAACAGTGTACAAAAAAGGAACACCAATTCATGTCAGAGGATCTTTGTTGTATAATAAAGCACTAATTGATTACAAGATAGATAAAAAGTATAATCAGATAAAAGATGGCGAAAAGATAAAATTTGTTTATCTGAAAACACCAAACCCAATTAGAGAAAATATAATTGCATTTCCTGATTATCTACCCGAAGAACTTAAACTTGGAAACTACATAGATTATGACACACAGTTTGATAAAGCATTTCTCGCTGTTGTTCGACCCGTTCTTGAAGCCATAGGTTGGCAAGAAGAAGATACAATTTCACTTGAGGATTTTTTTGCATGAATATTGAAGTATATGAAGAAGCCAAATTACCAATTGTGGTGATTCGTGATTTCTATGAAGAACATGAACTTGCGAGTATATGGAGAACACTTGATTCAATTGATACAAAGTATTTAATGATGCCTTGGGAAACTGGAACTGCTCGAGACGGTAATGGTGCTCCAAAGAGAAATACAGGTATTTTTTTAAATCAAATAATTAATATGGAAAATGCTCAACTATGTAATTTGTTGAGGGAAACAAGAAAAATATATAATTATACGAACGAACTGATAGAAGTAAGCCAATTATTTTATGTTCTAGAACAAGCAAAAGGAACAAATAGAAACGGAATGTTAATATCTTATTATGAAAATGGTGATAGTTATTTCCCTCATAGAGATCATTCAAATATTACTATCCTCTACTGGTTCAACAGAAATCCAAAGTCCTTTACTGGCGGTGATATGAGAATCGGCGATACAGTTATTGATTATGCTGATAACTCTGTTGTTCTATTTCCTTCTGTTATGGAACATGAAGTTGGTATGGTTTCTATGCAGCCATCAGATTGTAGACAAGGTCTTGGAAGATATTGTGTAACTGAATTTGTTAATTTGTAATGTACTCTCTGACTATTTTTAAAAATCGTTTTGATAACAAAACGCATAGAAATATGCAATTTCCTGATTGGGAAAGTTTTGTTGGATTACTACAAAAACTCTCTAAAGTTTCCCGAGCAGGAAAGCAAGATGCAGAGTTAATCAGCCCTGCTGTTTATATAAAAGGCACTACTAGAAGCAATAAAAATGTTTCTCATTGGGGTAGATGGGCAGCAGTGGATGTAGATGAACATGAAACAAGCGGTGATTTAGAAATAGAGTTACGCAATAAATTTGGACATTGGAGCTATGTTTGTTATAGCACAGCAAGTAGCACAGTAGAGAAACCAAAGTTCAGGCTTGTATTCCCTTTGTCAAGAATCATTAATGCAGATAAAATTAGACACTTTTGGTTTGCTCTCAATACCGAACTAGAATCAATGGGAGACAGACAGACTAAAGATCTTAGTCGAATGTACTATGTGCCAGCAAAATATAAAAATGCCAATAATTTTATATTTTGTAATGAGGGTGAATCAATATCTGTTGATGATCTAATTTCGAAGCATGAGTATGTTGAAAGGAAAGGAAACTCGTTTCTTGATAGATTACCAGCGGAGTTACAAAAACAAGTTATTGAACACCGTAAGTCGCAGATGGAAAATCGAGATATTCGTTGGAGTAGTTATCGAGACTGTCCGTTTTTTCCCAAAACTCTTGCAATGAAATATCAAACAATTAATGAAACTGGATGGTATCATACCATGTACTGTATTATGGTAGCCATAGCAGCAAATGCAATAAAGAAACAATATCCAATAACAGCAAAAGAAATAGCAATATTGTGTAGGGAGTTTGATCTTGAGAATGGAAATTGGTATGATAAAAGACCAATGGAAATTGAAGCAAACAGTGCTCTTGAATATGCATATAAAAATGGAGAAATATGAAAGATAAATTTAAAAAAGTTTTCATGAATGTTGCTGAAGAGTTTGCGAATTTATCGCATGCTACTAGAGCAAAGGTTGGAGCAATCATTGTAAAAGATAATCGTATAATTTCTATTGGGTATAATGGTATGCCTGCTGGATGGGAGAATGTATGCGAGTATGAGATACCAGAAGAAATGGATATTGACAGCAGAACTATAATACCAGCAAGGTTATCTACTAGACCAGAGGTGCTTCATGCAGAAACAAATGCTATTGCAAAGATAGCAAGGAGCAATGAAAGCTCAGAAGGCGCAGCTATCTTTTGCACCCATATGCCATGCCTAGATTGTGCAAAGTTGATACATCAGAGTGGTATCAATACAGTTTATTATCGTAACGATTATCATGCAGCCAATGGTGTTGGCGCATTCTTTTTAATTGCTAGTAATATATTACTGGAGAGGGTAGATAAATGAAGATTGGTATTGTTGGACATGGCTTTGTTGGAGGTGCTGTAGATTATGGATTTACTCATCCTGACATAGAGAAGTATATTGTTGATCCAAAGTATGGAACCACAATCAAGGAATTATGTAAGACAGATCCAAAATTTACATTTGTATGTGTTCCAACGCCAATGAGTTTAGATGGGTCAATTGATGCTTCAATTGTATTATCTACTGTAAAAGAAATAGACAGAAGATGTAGGTTTAGTAAACCAATTGTAATACTGAAATCAACAGTAACACCTGATATTATTGAAGAACTCTCATTTTATAATGGACATCTTGTCTACAATCCTGAATTTCTGCTTGAGAAAAATGCCAAAGCAGACTTTGTGAATCCACCTTTTCATATTATTGGTGGTAGTAGCAAAGCATGCTTTGCTGTGAGTGAACTATACGAAGATTACAGCTTATGTAATAAAGCACCATTTCATTATATGACAGCAAAAGAAGCATCGTTTGTTAAGTATGGTATCAACTGCTTCCTTGCTACAAAGGTTACGTTTTTCAATCAATTGTATGATGCTTGTGTTGCAGAAGGTTGTAACTTTAATAAGGTAGCAAGAGCAATTGGAGCTGATGCTCGTGTTGGTCTTGGACATACAAAGGTTCCAGGGTTTGATGGAAAGATGGGGTATGGTGGAGCATGTTTCCCAAAGGACACAGCAGCCTTTGTGAACTATAATGAATCATTGACATTAGTACAGGAAATAATTAGAATTAATAATGGTTATCGTAAACAGTATGAACTTGATGAAAGAGAGAAAGTTCAAAACATTAGATATGGAGAATAATGTATGGGTATAATGGATAAACTAAAAAGTAATAGTAAGATCAAATCAACAGAGGTTCTGAGTAACTCAAAATTCTTTACTGAAAAAGAGTCAATCAAAACTGATGTGCCTATGATCAATGTTGCATTGTCGGGTGATGTAGATGGTGGTCTTGTGGCTGGTCTTACTGTCCTTGCTGGTCCATCAAAACATTTTAAAACTTCTTTTGCATTGATAATGGCAGCAGCATATCAGAAAGCAAAACCAGAATCAGTCATTCTGTTTTATGATTCAGAGTTTGGTTCACCGCAGTCATACTTTAAGAATTTTAATATTGATACTGATCGTGTTCTTCACACTCCTGTAGCAAATGTTGAAGAGTTGAAGTTTGATCTTATCTCTCAGCTTGAAAATATTGATGAGAAAGATGATGTAATTATTCTAGTTGATTCAATTGGTAATCTAGCATCAAAGAAAGAACTTGAAGATGCTATGAATGAAAAGTCTGTTGCTGACATGTCTCGAGCAAAAGCACTGAAGGGATTGTTCCGTATGGTTACACCATATTTGACAATGAAGAATATTCCATTAATTGCAGTTAATCATACTTATCAAGAAATTGGTATGTTCCCCAAAGCAATTGTATCTGGCGGTACTGGAATTTATTACAGCGCCGATAACATATGGATTCTTGGTCGTCGGCAAAATAAAACAGGAGCAGAGGTAACAGGATATGACTTTGTCATTAATGTCGATAAGTCTAGGTTTGTTAAAGAAAAGTCTCAGATTCCTATATCAGTGTCTTGGGATGGCGGTGTTGAGCGTTACAGCGGTTTGTTGGATGTTGCTCTTGCTACTGGGCATGTCACTAAGCCTAGTAATGGTTGGTATCAACGAGTTGATACTGAAACGGGTGAAATGATTGGTAACAAATATCGAGAGAAAGATACGCTGAGTGCAGAGTTTTGGGATCCCATCTTTGAGGAGACTGACTTTAAAGAAAAGATTCGTAAGTTGTATAGTATTGATCAACCAAGTGAGATTGATGCTACAACAATTGTGGAGGAAGCTGTAGCATGAAAGAGGGAGTAGATTATACTCTTGTTCCAGTTCCACATAATGAACAGTCTTTTCTTGTTAGAATTGATGTAGAGAAGTATAAAGATACTTTTGTTCGTTATAAAAATGTAGTGATTGATGAGAAAACAAAGCAAATAACCTTTGATGTTTCTGTTATAAAAACACCACATGAAGATCTTGATGATGATTTTGTAGAAACATGCAGTCACATTATACAGAGTGTCGTAAACTCAAGTTTTGAAGATGGTAATTTGATATTAATGGATTTGGAAACAGGAGAATATGTTGAGCAATAATCTTCAAGATTATATCTTGCGTGGATTTTTTACAAATGAGAAGTACATGCGCAAAGTTGTACCTTTCATGGAAGCAAACTATTTTGAGGGAGTACATAAAGAATTATTTAAACTGTTTGTAAAATATGTTGCGAAATATAATGGATCGCCTTCTGCTCAATCATTCGCAGTTATAATTGAAGAGGAACAAGACAAGTTTAGTGAAGATGGATATCGGCATGCGATGGATATACTCCCTCAATTGTTTACACCAATAGATTCTCAAGAGGAGTTTTTACTTGATCAGACTGAGAAGTGGTGTCAAGATAGAGCAGTTTATAATGCAATAATGGAATCAATTTCTATCATTGATGGTAAACACAAAACCCTTACAAAAAATGCTTTACCCGATATTCTAACAAAGGCATTGTCTGTTACGTTTGATACAAATATTGGTCATGACTACTTAGAGAATGTTGAACAACGATATGAATTCTATCATGAGAAAGAAGATCGTATTCCGTTTGATCTTGAATACTTTAATGAGATAACCAAGGGTGGACTACCAAACAAGTCATTGAACATTGTACTTGCTGGTACGGGTGTGGGGAAAAGTCTTATCATGTGTCACATGGCTGGTAATGCATTATCACAGGGTAAGAACGTTCTGTACATTACAATGGAAATGGCTGAGGAGCGTATCGCTGAACGTATAGATGCTAATCTGTTGAACCTACCAATGGATCAGGTTGAAACATTATCCAAAGACATGTTTAAGGATAAGGTGAGTAAGATTGCGACCAAAACAAATGGTAAATTGATTATTAAAGAATACCCTACAGGACAGGCACATGCTGGACATTTTCGTGCATTGTTAAACGAATTAAAGCTGAAGAAGAAGTTTGTACCTGATATCCTTTTTATTGATTATCTTAACATTTGTGCTTCATCTCGTATGAAAGGTATGGGTGGTTCAATTAATTCTTATACTTACATTAAGGCAATTGCGGAGGAAATACGTGGGCTTGCTGTTGAGTTTAACTTACCGATCATGTCAGCCACTCAAACAACTCGTGCAGGATATGCAAGTTCAGATCCAGGTCTTGAAGATACATCTGAGTCATTTGGATTACCTGCCACTGCTGATCTCATGTTTGCTGCTATATCTAACGACGAACTAGCATCATTGAATCAGCTTATGATCAAGCAGCTGAAAAACCGATACAATGATCCAAATATGAATAAAAGATTTGTTGTAGGTGTTGACCGATCTAAGATGAAACTGTATGATGTAGTACAGGACGAGAAGAAAATGGAAGTAGTTGACGAAGGTCCAGTGTTTGATAAAACAACTGCTGGTTCAAAAATTAATAGTGAAGGTTTTGTAATATGAATTTAACAGCATTTGAACATACACTGATGGCAACAATACTACTGTTTGCTGCCTTTGCAGCAGGTTCTTTCTTAGGAAAGAGATCAGGATATAAAGAAGGTATACATATAGTTCTACAATCACTTGTTAATCTTAACATTATTAATGATTATGATGTAGAAATGGAAAATGAATCAGAAGGCGATTGAACATGAATGTGAAGTTAATTAGTTTTAGTCAAACACCAGAGTTTTTAGAAGATCAAGATACAATTCAAGATCTAGTTGCATATTGTGCTCGTGTGAGTAATCCTGCAAATCAAATGAACAAAGAGACTAATGAAAAGTTACTCAGCTATCTACAGAAGCATGCGCACTGGAGTCCATTTGAGATGGTATCAGTATGCATGGAGATAGAAACCACTCGTGATATTGCTCGACAAATTCTAAGACATCGTTCATTCTCCTTTCAAGAATTTAGTCAACGATATGCTGAACCAGGTCAAATGGGATCTTGGCCATTTGAATTGCGAGAGGCTCGTCTACAAGATCCAAAGAATCGTCAGAACAGTATTGATATTAATACTGAAAACTTTGGAAAGGGTGGTGCTGCAAATTCTGAAGAACTACTTGTTCAAGAATGGTATAAGAAACAAAAACGAGTAATTGATGCAGCGCAGGATGCGTATAACTGGGCAATTAACAATGGCATTGCAAAAGAACAAGCACGTTGTGTTTTACCAGAAGGCAATACTAAATCACGTATGTACATGAATGGAACTCTTCGATCATGGATTCATTACATTGATCTTCGTAGAGAAAATGGAACACAAAAAGAGCACATGTTGATCGCAAGAGAATGTGCAAAGGTTATATCTAAAGTTTATGCACCACTTGGAGATTTAGTATGAGAGAATATGTTGGAGAAATATGCACAGTCGTGACCATCATGGGTGAGATTGTAGGAAGGGTTAAAAAGATAGATGATTTTGTAACAATAGAGAATCCAAGATTGTTTGTACATACATCAGAAGGTATGGGTTTTGCTCCAGGTATCTGTGTATCGGGCGAACAAGATGTTTCGAAACTTGATATAAATATGAGCACAGTTGTTACAATTTGTCAAACAAATGAAGATGTAACAAAGGGCTGGATTCAACAGACATCGGGTATTTTGATATGAGCACACAGTGGCATGGAGGTAAGGGTTCTTCCCGCAGACCAATGTCAGTAGATGAAGATACATACGCAAGTAACTGGGATAGAATCTTTAATAATAAAAAGAAAGAACAGCTAGATGATATAAAATCTAGTGAAGAAATCGCGGATAAAGACCACGATTACAAAGAGGAATTATGATGGCTGATGATATTTTTGATTTTGGTTTTACAGCAGTAGATGAGCAAGAGCTTGAGGCAGTACAACAGATTGATATGGTCAAGCAAAACTTGGCTTCTAGTCTTGATGAAGCACAAGGAAGGCTAGACAAGTTATATAATGCAATTCAGCCATTATTGAATAATCTTAAAGCAAATCCAGAAAAAGAGTACATCTATTGGCCACAGAGACTGACAAAGGTAGAGTCTTTTTCTGATCATTTGGATAAGATATACTCAGGAACGTTATAAATATAAATAGTTAGTCGAAAAGTATAATTGGAGTTATAATAATGGCAACTGATTTAGGTCAATTTCTTGGTGGTGGTGGGGGAACCAAAAAGGTTCATTTAACAGGATCTGGTACATGGACTAGACCAGCAAGTACATCTCTTGTTAGAATTATTGCTGTTGGTGGAGGAAGTGGACCTGGCGGTTTTAACGCACCTGTAAGTTCGGCTTTAATAATGACAGGCGGCGGCGCAGGTGGATGGGTTAATGAATATTATGGTCCAGTTTCTCAAGATGTATCATATGCTTGTGGTGCTGGCGGCACTTCGGCCAGCATGGCGGTTTTCGGCGTAGGCGGCGACACTACAGTAGTCACAGCAGATAATAAAGTAAATATGAGGGCTGCTGGTGGTGGATACGCAACATTTGCAGGGACAGGAACAAATTCATCTACGCCAAATGGTGCTGCTTCTTCGGTTCATAATAACAACGTAGCAGGAGGCGGCGCAGGAGCGGGTGCATCAGCACCATCAGTATTCAACGTACCAAGTGCGCAGAACGCCTTTGTTAACCGTAGTAACTCTACCACACTCGATCGAGTTGCTGCATCTAACAATCCTGGCCAGAACTTCCCCGAGGGGAGCGGTGGCGTACCTTACGCGATGAGCAGGGCAACTACAGATTTTACTAGTAGAATAGCTATCTGGCCATATGCGGTTGCTAATCTTGGTATAGGAAATTTTGTTGGGCATTTTGGTTCTTATCATTCTGGGCATACGTTTCCATCACCTGATAGCGGCTATGCTAATGGTGGTTCAGGAATACGCTTCGGAGGTAAAGGAAAATACGGTCTTGGTGGTGGCGGTGTAGGTGGCCACGGTGGTCCAGATTCCCAATCGATCCCAGGTTCACATTACGCGGGAGTAGATGGTGGTGGTGCTGGTGCCAATGGTCCATGGCAAACGCATGGTAATAATTTAGGTCTTTCAGGATCACCTGGAACTGGCGGAGGTGCAGGGGGTTCAGTCCATTTTTATCCAGCTGGTGGAACATCGGCGCAACTTACCTCTGCCGCGCCAGTAGCGGGTGGCTCTGGTGGTGTTATAATAGAATATTGGGAGTCTTAAAATGCCTTATTATTTTGAAATAGATTCGAATAACTACTCAGTAAATTCAACAACAAATGAAGATACAGGTAAATCTACCGAATTATCACAATTATTTGGTGGGGTTTGGATAGAGTCAGAAAATAATATAACTATTGGAAGTCTATACAATAGTGAAACAAATACATGGTCTACTGTAGAACAACCAGATCCAGAACCAATATATGAGTATAAAAAATATCAAGCTGGACAGTGGATGCAAACTCTTACTACTCCTGAATTAGATGCAATCTATACCATGCGGTCTACAACACCAAGTATAGACCGCATGATAGATTATGTTAAGTTGAACGGAATTGATTTTAATAAAGAAACACACAGATTAGAAATGCACAATCTAAAGGCTGCTGGTGTTTTTGATAGTGACCGAGTAGATGAACTACTTGGTTATCATCAAATTAATTAAGGTTCACCAAACACCATCTCTTTAAATTCTCTACGATCGCTATAATCTGTGATAGTAACATACCACCCTAATCCTTGATCTCTATGCAATAGAGTAAAGTGAAGGGTGGTAATACTCCTCTCGAGGAATACTGATTTATCTTTGACAAGCCCAGGAATTATGAAATTAACATCTGAAGTGAGATATAATGATGACTTTTCATCTATACACTCAAAATTCAACTCATCACCTAATCTCCATTTTTCAGCTTTCAGATCAATTATTATTTTCCCGCCCCAATATTTAAACACATGATATGGATATCCATTTCTTGAAATCTCTTGTATTTTATGAGAACCACGGAGATCCCAATGATATGAATTCATACCACGATCATGAAATGTATTACGCTTGACATTATCGTATATTTTAGTAATATAGGTCATATATAATTCAATCCCTTTGTATAATGAGGTTAATATGGAAAACAATGAATGGCAATATAATAATCCTCCTTTCTTAAATATATATTCAAGAGAGAGATACTATCTAGAACAACCTTATCATCAAAATCAATCTTGTTATCTAGAAAGTGCATTCACAGAAAAAGAATGTGGTGATATAAAGAAGTTTAAATTTATCTCTCAGAGGCATAGATCTTCTACTTTTGGATCAGACCCAAATACAACAGCGTCTGATGTTCGCGAAAGTAACAATACATGGCTACCATATAATCAGATGACACAATGGTTGTACGAAAGAATCCACCAGCTTTATACAGATGCAAACAAATTGTATAATTTCCAACTAGATTATTTTGAGAACTTCCAACTGACAAACTACACATCAGAAAATAATCATTATTCGGCACACGTAGATGTTGGCACTCCATACGACAATACTAACTGCATTCGAAAACTATCTGCTGTTGTTATGCTTGATCATCCCGAATCTTATGAAGGTGGTGAATTGCTTGTTTATGAATCATCATTAAATCCAGTAGCATACAAAGCACCAATTGGAACAATGCTTTTGTTCCCTTCTTACATGTTACATCAGGTTAATCCTGTTACAGCTGGATATAGAAATTCGTTAGTTATTTGGGCATGTGGGAGACCTTTTAAATGAATAGTAAATTTGACCAAGATGGATACATAGTCATCCGTAATCTTATTCCAAAAGAATTGCTAACCTTTGCCAAACGTTATTATCGCATGAGACAAGGTTCATTTGATTATACTGTTGATGAGCAAATAGATGAAGGCATTAGTTTTTATGCTGACTATTTTTGTGAGACTATGCTTCTTGAATATCGCAAAAAAATAGAACAAGCAATTGAACTTGATCTTATCCCAACATATTCTTATAGTAGAATATACTTTCAAGGAGCTGAACTAAAGAAACACAGAGATCGACCAGAATGTTCGTATTCAGCCACAATCTGTCTTGCTACTCCAGAAGGTTTTGATATTGAACCAATCTACATGTCAAAAACCGAAAATGGTATTGGTAGTAGTGTATTATTGAATGAAGGTGATGCATGCATTTATAAAGGATGCGACATTTATCACTGGAGAGATAAACAGAAAAATCCATGGCTTGTACAGAGTTTTCTTCATTATGCTTCAGCTCAGACTCAGAGACATCTTCTTTTTGATGGTCGACCCCAGCTTGGCTGGAAGAAATCAATGTAAGTTATTGATTTTACAGGAGTTTTTCAGAACTTGTTTTTGTTCACAGTTTCAGCGATAATATTCCTAAGTTGATAAATATATGTGTAATTTCAAGAGGATATTTCAATGAAATCACTATTGATCCCTGTAATCGCTGCTGCTCTGTTCTCTGTTCCTGCTCAGGCTGAGAAGCTGTCAAAGAAACAAGAAGGCATTTTGTATGGTATCGGTGGAACTATTTTAGTTCAGCAGATATTCAAAGCAAGATCGCCTTCTTCATCATCTTCCTCTCGATACCCAACTTATGGCTATCCCGTTGATCCTGTACAAGAGGCATATGAGCGTGGTATCCGTGAAAGAGAGCGCGAGGAACAGCGCCAACGCGAACAGCGTGCATATGAGTGTGGAAGATACGGACGTAACTGCGATCGTATCTAATTTTATCATTTGACAAAGGTGTTATATTATGGTTCGTATTACTGCACAAGCAACTACTGGCTCCACTGGTCTCCGACTGATCATGGGTTTTGATCCTGCTGGGATCACTCCCATGAGTGCGGGTGAAGGTTCTATTGATCACTGGGCACGAGACGTGTCATATCTCAAGGACGCTACTCTTGAGGATATTCTTGATCCCGATACCAAAGATCGAGTGTTTCAGAAGTTTGGACAACTGGCTCTAAATGTCTATCACGTAATTAAGGATATGAATCAAGAGGTGCAGCTGTTTGCTTCTGGTCATGTTCGTGAGATACGTGTTGTTGGTCGCAAGACTCGTTGTTTCCGTTCTTACTCTAACAAGTTTCTTGGAGAACGCAAATGATTACCAAAGTACAAATCGATCAAGATGGCGATTACTTCATTGAACTTGAAGATGAATTAATGGATGAACTTGGTTGGGAAATAGGAACGAAGGTAAATTTTCGTACAGAGATGATCTGGAACGAAGCAACCATGGATTATGATACGCGAGTTATTATTGAAAAAGGTTGAATTATGAGTTTTAATTGGCCAAAACATTACAAGACTGAAGAGTGGATTGAAAATGAAATCAGCGAGGCAGTCTTTAATATAGTCACTGAACAATACGGTATTGAAGACGTCACCGAGTTGAGTAAAGATCAATTGAATGAAGTGATGCAATGGGCAGAGAATCATCTGCCAGCATTTTCATTGTTGAAAGTTGGCTTTACTAATATAAGCGAAAGTTGGGAAATTACTCATGAGCTTTGATAGACTGAAAGAACGTCTAACTAAAGAAGGCTGGTACGTTGGCTGGAATCACTACTGTTGTCAGTCGTGCGCATGGATGGACGTGCCAGACGATGCTGATATGTCAAAAGTATTATTCAATCACTCACAAGACTGTGAAGTAGACAGCGAGTATGAGGAATGTACTCATTGTAACGGCGATGGAATGATTGAGAATCCAGATTATGATACAGAAAACCTTGCAGATGAATCTGATGATGACCTTGATGAATTCATTGACTGTATTGAATGCGATGCATCGGGTATTGTCAAAACATACAAGGAAGATATTACCGAATGCGATCACCAACACGCACCTAATTTCATCTGTTATCATCCGCATCAAGTAGGCGGCTCTATGTTCTGCTTTGATGGTACAAAGGAAGGTGTCAAAAACCTGAAAGCAATATTACCCATCATTGAGGAGTGTGGTTGTTCTTGGAGTTGGACAAAGAAAGGTGATCATAGAATAGAGATTGGATGGTGAGAGATATTAAACCCATAGTATTTGTATCGCTATTGCCAAATGGGATACATCAGATACAATTCTTTGGCATGATACATCGATTCACTCTGGATGAGCTGCTTGAAGAATACCCAACAGAAAAGTACACATGGCTGTATACAAATACAAAATATTCCTTAGACATATTATCCAGTATATGTGAGTTTGAAGATGAAGAGGCAGACTATAAATAGAGAAAAAATAGGACTGCGACTATGACACTACAAACAGATGGTCCAATATCAATGAGCCAGATCCGAGCAGAGTTTGGATCTGCTGTCAAGAATCTAGCAGCATATTATCGTAATGGCGGCATTGTTCCTTCCCAGATATCTGAAGGTGGTGGATTCATATACTATTGGGAAATACAAAATACTACAACTCGAAGCCCTGATGCAAATACATATCACACGTGTACATCTGGAACAACTGACATATATTGGGGATTTATTATAAGTGAAGAAGAAGTTTCTATCAAAGTCGCCACGCTTTATGGTTCTGGTGGATTATGTTTCGTGCCAATATCAGAACCAGACCCAGATGATAATGAAGGAACAGTTGGTGCCACGCAAACTACTTATGCTGTAGCAGGAAATAATGATATTATACAATATCAGTGGGAATATATCGAAGAATCTGTTCCTGTTTCAAATGTCGACGTGAATCAAAATGTTCCTACATCTGGTCCAATCTCTGTCAAAGACTTCTATGGAGCAAGAGGAAGTTAGACTTGACACCAGCTTGTTATTTTTATATAATGTAATTTGTAATGTTTAATGGTAGTGAATCATGACCGATGAAGATATAACACTCACTGAAAATGATCTTGAATGGATTGCTGTAGCTATCGAATTTGCCATGACAATGGGATTTGAAGACGATGAAGAAAAGCTACACGAAGTTTATCAGAAGATACAGAAAGTACAGGAAATGATAAGATGAAAAATCGTTATGGTGATGAATATCATTGGGAAGCGCTCGGTGGTAATCAATATAAGTTTGTGATGACTGGCGATTCAATGGACTACTTTAGTTTTGGTGGTCTTCCAGGTCAAAAAGAGTTTGATGCAGACGATCTTGGGTTCTTTGATCCAGCTGGCGGTCCTTTTATTGGCGTAGGTGATCTTTTTATGGGTAGAAAGATTAACCGTATCCGCAGTACTAAAGAAGGTATGATAATAGAGGTTGAGTAATGAGTATTGAAGTAAATCAAAGACGAGCGGTATTTAGTGAACTCAAAGATTATTGTATGCACAGTGGCGACCATGATTACATGGAAGTCACACAGTGGAGCAATGGCGAAGGGTTTGATATTATCATTGACCGCAAACGTGGCTTAGAAAAATTCAGTCTTAGTTATGGTGAGTGGGAACTGCTACAGGTTCTGATGCATTGGAAGAGTGAGTGATGATTGAACGAAAGATAACATTTCAATGCGATGACAATGGCGACACCATAACAATGAGATATGATCCCGAAAATATGACTATGGTGGAAATGTTTATGAAGTGGGTTGATTTCATGTCTGCTATTGGTTATAATATGGATAAAGCAGACATGGAAGATATGTGGAATGGTATTCCACCTGAAGAAGAGAAGATTACAACAGAATCGGTTATTCGTAATATAATAGCAGAGTTTGAGTATCAACTATTGAGACAAGGAATTGATCATAGTAATGACC